GAGGTATGGGCAAATGCCTGAGATAATCAATGGTGGTACTGAAGTAATAGTTAATTCAGAAATGAATTAGGCGTGAAAAGGTTGGAGGTAATTCATTAAATCCTCCTACGCACTTTTTTTATTGCTAAAAAATGAATTTCAAGTATTTTTATGCACATGGAAAAAGCACTTGGTACACAATTTCATGAACAGCTTATAACACAGTTTGTTAAAAAGCGTCATGAGATAGGTATGAGCCAAATGGATTTAGATGAAACTATAGGTGTAGCTAGAGGTTTAGTATCTAAATGGGAAGTAGGTATACGTAAACCTAGTGGCTTTTTGTTTTGCGTCTGGGCAGACGCATTGGGATGTGAATTGTGGCTAGAAAAAAAAGAACCAACAGATTAAAAATATACGGATGGTGGTTCTTTAATATGCCACTAAAAGAACGTGTAGAGTACCAAAAATGTAGTGAAAAAAACTGTAGTGAAACAGGAATTTTTTCACCAGATTCATTCAAAACATGGTATTGTGGTACACATATGGGGGAGCATTATGAAAGACCAAATCAATCCTGACTACTATAAAAATTATTCTATTGAAGTAACTGATGCAATAGAATCATGGGGATTATCTTTTGTTCAAGGAAATATAATTAAGTATATTGTTCGTAGTGGTAAAAAAACTACAGACCCACAACAAGATTTGGAAAAAGCTCTTTGGTATTTAAGAAAGGAGTTGAGTAAATATGAACGATTACAACAAAAAAGTATTGAACACAATAATACAAAAAATTACAAAAAAATCAAAACCAAAGCAACCACTTCCCTATCACGAAAGAATAAAAATTTGGCAAGATCAAATTTTGGTATTCGTACTCAAACATAAATTATTTGATGGCAATGGTTTTGCAGAATTTAGTAAAAGATTTTTAGCTGGGGAAATACCAAGAGAAGATGTCAATAAAATTAATGACGCTATGAGGAGAGAAAAAAATGAACGCAAAAAAAAGACCTAATGGGATTGGTGGTACTGACGCAAACAAACTTGTACATGGTGATACATGGTTAGATTTATACAATGAGAAAACTGGTATAACAGAACTTGTTGATTTATCTGACGTTTTACCTGTACAAATGGGTATCCATACAGAAGATTTAAATCGTAAATGGTTTGTTAAACAAAAAAATTTACAAGTCACTAACGAGCAGACAATATGGTATAATGATTACATCTATGGTACTGTAGATGGAATAGTTTTGCAAGGTGGTATTTCTTCTAATGAAGAATATATAGCTGTGTTCGAAGCTAAACATACACACGCATTTAATTTATCAGAAAAAAAGCAAGTTGCTTTAGTTGATAAATATTATCCTCAAATACAACATTATATGTTGGTAACTAAATTACCAAAAACTTATTTATCTGTATTCTTTGGCAACATGGAATATCGTTGCATAGAAATACAAGAAGATAAAAAGTTTCAAGCTATGCTACTCAAAACATACAAGGTGTTTTGGAAAGCAATACAAAATAAAAAACCGATTGATACAAACTGGAGTGAATTTCATGGATTATTATCAGAATAAAATTGGATATAAAAAACGTAGAACTTCTTACAACGCTGGAATAACAATGTTAAAAAATGGTAAACAATTAACTATTAGAAAACAATGTTTGCAAGTTGTTAAAAACAAAGGTGCATACGGAGCTACACCAGATGAAGTAGCTGAATTATTAGACTTACCTATTACTACTGTACGACCACGTTTTAGTGAATTAGTTGATATGAAATGTATCAAAGATTTACAACAAACAAGAAGAAATCAAAGTGGTAAACAAGCAATAGTATGGGGATATAAAAAGGATGAGATATGATAAAGTTTATTAAATGGATTTTATGTATAAAACCAAAAAAACAAAATTCAATGCGATATGTATGGGTTCATATCAAAGAAGAATAACGGAGGTAATATGACTAAAGAAACTAACACATATATATGGGATAAAGTAAAACATACTAATCCCAACTTTACCAAACCATTTCCAGCGTTTGGTAAAACACTAACAACAATAGACCCTATGTACCAAATTATGATTATGACTAATCAGTTTGGCCCAGTAGGTGAAGGTTGGAATTACAAAGTTAATTATACTTACACCGACAAAGTTGTATTTGCAGAAGTGTCAGTTGCACACAAACAACGTCACGTTCATGCAGAAGAAAAAACATGGGATTACTATGGGCCTATATCATCAGCACAATCACTATACAAAAAGAATGGTGCATTGGATGATGAAGCTCCTAAAAAAGCTATGACAGATGCTTTAACAAAAGCGTTTAGTCATCTAGGTGTAAGTGCAGATGTGTTCTTAGGTTTGTTTGACAACAACAAATATGTGTCAGATATGAAAACAAAATTTGCACAGGAAAAGCCAAAAGTGGCTAATACTAATTTAGTTAATTTTGAACAGAAAGGTAAAAAATGATTAATATTGTAATACTAACAGGACGTTTGGGTGCAGACCCAGAAGTAAAAGAAACTACACAAGGTAGTAAATTTGCTAATTTATCACTAGCTACTAATGAACGTTACAAAGACAAAAGTGGTGAGATGAAAGAGAAAACACAATGGCACAAAGTTACTGTGTTTAATCCTAACCTTGCTGAAAGTATTGGTAAGTACATGAAGAAGGGTGACGTCATCAATGTCAATGGTCAAGTAGAGTATCGTAGTTATGACAACAATGGTGAAACAAAATATGTTACAGAAATTGTTGTACCAAGATTTACTGGTACTGTTAAATTAATACCACAAGGTAATGGTGGTGCTAAGAAACCAGCTCCATCTAACAATGCTGATAGTGGAGAAGAAACATACGTACCGTTTTAGTTTTTTTTCGGTACGTAAATGAGGGGGAACAAGTGAGGTTATATAATAACCTTCCTCCAATCCTTGTAGATAACTTAAGTACCCCTCGCATGAAAACGGAAAAAATCATTATGGAAATACTAGCTAAAAAATATATAAAAATTTGTGAAGAAAATAATATGTGTTTTCCTGACTACCAAGATTCTTGTAAAGAAGAAGCAGTTAAGGAAATAACAAAGAAACAAATTAAACGTGTCTATAAAAAGCAAAGTAAACTGTCAAATAATGTACAGGTACATAAACCTAAATTATCGTTTTAGTGCGTAGCATAATTATAAATTATATGGATTATCAACAATATGATACAGACAGAAGCAGAAGAAATGTTTACACTAGAAAAAATCTTCCAAGAGTGGATAGATTATCTAATAGACATTGGCAGAGTAAAACGAGAAAGTGTCAACTGGAAACTATTACAAGAAGCAATAGTAGAAATGGAGTTACAAGCATATGTCGATAGTGGACGAAAACTACATTAAAGAATCTATTATGGAAGCCGAAGGCTACCGAGATACAATATACCTATGTACAGAAAATCACAGAACGATTGGATGGGGTCATAAATGTGTTGAAGATCATTGGCGTGATAACACAGCGTACCCACAAGGATATTTACGAGAAGTATTTGATATTGATTTTTCTAAAGCGAAATCTCAAATGAAAGAATTACTAGCTCAAGAAGATTTAGATATTAAACCTGATGCTCAAAACATTTTGATTGAAATGATATTCCAAATGGGAAAGAATGGCGTATCAAAATTTCGCAATATGATGAAAGCTTTGCGTGGACATAACTATTCTTTAGCTAGTTCTGAAATGCTCGATTCACTTTGGAGTAAACAAACTCCTGCACGTTCAAAAAAATTATCAAATTTGATGGCTTCGCTTTAAGGTTAAATCAATATTATTAATTTCTTTACTTGTATGTATCGCCCATTTAACAAGATCGTCTTGTGAAGCGTTCATTAATTTTACATATTGAACACGTTTATCTTTTTTTTCATCATCTTTAAAAATAAATTTTTTATCTATTAACGTTTGAATCATAATATCTACTTGTCTATCAGAACACGTTAATTTCTTTTTTAAATCAGCAACATTAATTTCTTTATTTTCGTAGGCGCTTACACATAAAAA